GGATTAGAGATTAGGAAAAGTAGATAGTTATGAGTCAAAATATAAAAAAAATAATAGCACAGGAGTATATCAAATGTGCTAAAGATCCTTCATACTTCATGAAGAAGTACTGCTATATACAGCACCCTACTCGTGGAAGAATCTTATTTAACTTATATCCATTTCAAGGTAAAGTACTTCACTTATTTAGAGACCATCAATATATTATTACGTTGAAATCTAGACAGCTAGGTATTTCTACTTTAGCTGCTGCTTATTCATTATGGTTAATGTTATTCCATAAAGATAAAAA